TTAGGGGACGCAACGTCTGATGTGGGGGAACCGGAGGTCCGCTGAGCCGACCGGGTGAGGCGGTGCGCGGCGCACGGGTTTCTGCGGGAGCGCACCGGGAACACACCCATACCCTCACGAAATGGACAAAATCGATCCGGCGCTGCTCACGCTGGCCGTCCCCATCGACCAGGTGCGCCCGCACCCCCGCAACGTCCACACCGGCGACACCCTGGTCATCGCCGACTCGCTGGAACGTTACGGGCAGTACAAGCCGATCATCGTCCAGAAGTCCACGGGCCTGATCTGCGCGGGCAACCACACGTGGAAGGCCGCGAAGAACCACCTCAAGTGGGACGACATCGCGGCCCTCATGCTCGACCTGGACGACGAGACAGCCCTGCGCGTGCTGCTGATGGACAACCGCTCCGCCGCGCTCGGCACCGACGACCAGCAGGCGCTCGCCGACATGCTCCAGGAGCTGGGCGAACTCGAGGGCACCGGCTACACCCCCGAAGACCTCACCAAGCTGCTGGAGGACCTCGCCTCCGGGGACACCATGCCCGAGCCCGGGGACGCCGAGGTGGACCACCTCGACCAGGCCTGGGGCGTGATCGTGTCCTGCGGCTCCGAGGGCGAGCAGCTCGCCCTGCTCGACCGCTTCGCCGAGGAGGGCCTCAACGTGCGGGCCCTGATGAGCTGACGGGGCCCGCGATGACCACCACCGTCGAGGTGCGCGCGTCGTGCCCGGTGCGCACGACCGGCCGCGTCCAGCAGATGTCCGCCATGTTCGACGTCCCCGTGGAGAGCAAGGCCGAGAACCGCTGGACGCTCGAGCTGGACCTGGACGCGAAGCCCTGGAAGATCGGCCTGGTCGTCGGCCCGTCCGGCGCCGGCAAGTCCAGCGTGGCGCGGCACCTGTGGCCCGAGCAGTGGGCAGTCGAGCACGCGTGGGACCCGCAGGCGTCGATCCTGGACGCGTTCCCCGCGGACATGGGCATCAAGGAGATCACCGGCTACCTGACCGGGGTCGGCCTCTCGAGCCCGCCCGCGTGGCTGCGCCCGCGCCACACCCTGTCCGGGGGCGAGGGGTTCCGCGCGGACATGGCCCGCGCGCTGGCCGAGGCCAAGGGCCAACTGGTCGTGGTCGACGAGTTCACCAGCGTCGTCGACCGGCAGGTGGCCAAGGTCGCCTCGCACGCGGTCCAGAAGGCGGTGCGCCGCGGGGACGGGCAGCTCGTCGCGGTCACCTGCCACTACGACGTGACCGACTGGCTCCAGCCGGACTGGGTCGTGGACATGGCCGAGTGCTCGTTCGCCTGGAGGCAGGTTCAACCCCACCCCAGGCTCGGCCTCGAGGTCTACGAGATTGACCGCGCCGCGTGGCGCGTGTTTGCACGCCATCACTATCTGAGCGGGGCCCTCGCGTCCGGGTCGCACTGCTTTGGCGCCTGGATCGGCGGCCAGGTCGTCGCGTTCACCAGCTACATCCACTTCCCGCACCCGCGGACCAACAACATCAAGCAGGGCCACCGGCTGGTGGTGCTGCCGGACTATCAGGGGCTGGGCATCGCGGGGCGGCTGGACGACTGGCTGGGCCAGTACCTGTACGAGCGCGGCTACCGCTACCACAACACCGTCGCCCACCCGGCCATGATCGCGTACTACGCGGGGTCGCCGCGCTGGCGCGAGATCGGGGGGCGCCGCTCGCTGACGACCACCACGAAGAACCCGGCCCTGCGGGCGCGGGCCCTGAACCCGCGCTTTCTCAACACACGATCTTTCGAGTACGTACCACCGAGGAGCGCCGCGTGATCCGCACCTACGTATCGGCGAAGATCCACGGGATCACCGTGACCGCCGCGAGCGTGCAGTACCAGGGCTCGGTCAGCATCGGCTCCGACCTGCTGGCCGCGGCCGACATCGAACCCTTCGAGCAGGTCCACGTGGTCAACCTGAACACCGGGGACCGCTGGGTGACCTACGCGATCCCCGCCCCCGAGCGCGCGTTCACCCTCAACGGAGGCGGCGCCCGCCTCGGGGTGGTCGGGGACCGCTGCGTCGTCATGACCTACGCGCAGGCCGACGACCGCTTCCCCGGCGCCAAAGTGGTGTTCTGCGACGCGGAGAACCACTTCAGGCGGGGCCGCTACCCGCTGCTCCCGACCGGGCTCGAGCACGACGCCTACCGGCCCGTGATGGACGGGCCGGACGAGTCGTGAGGGTGGTCGAGATCGGCTCCTACATCAGCGTCGCCTACGCGGGGATGCTGCTCGCGGAGCAGGGCCACGAGGTGGTCAAGTGGCTGCGCGCGGACGGCTGGGACCCCGTGCACGACCTCCTGCACGGCGACGCGATGTGGCAGTGGCTGTCCGAGGGCAAGACGCTCGAGCACCGACACGCGCGCGAGGTGGCGAACCTCGAGCCGGGCAGCGTGGACGTGGTGATCGACAACCTGCGGTGGGCGGCCTGGGCGGGCTGGGGCGTGAGCCCCGCGGCGCAGGCGCAGCGGCTAGGCGCGCGCTGGGTCTCGCTGCGCGACGACTTCGACGGCCGGTCGTTCGACGCGGTCGCGCAGGCGCGGGCGTGGGGCGACCACGTCGGCTACGTCCCCGCGTATCTCGGGGACACCGCCGCGGGACTGTGGATGGCGTTCAAGGCCGTCGCGGACCGGGAGCCGGGGCACTTCGTGGTGCGCCAGGCGGCGCTGCTCGCGAAGCTCGTGGAGGGGGAGCTGGTCGCGTGCCCCCCGCGGGACGGCAAGTCGACCCCGTGGGACCGGCCGGGCGAGTACGGGCCCGACCCGGACGGGTCCGGGGTCCAGGTGCTCTACCGGGGGCAGTGGGTGCGCGAGCCCTTCCGCGACGCGGAGTGGCGGCGCACCCACCTGCACCACCTGTTCGGGCGGTACCCGGTGTGAGCGCTCAGCGCGCCTTGCGACCGGTGTCGGGGCTCATCACCGCCCCCCCGATCCTGGGCGGCGTCACCGTGCGCGGCGCGGCCGGGGGCGTCCCGGCTCTGCCGGCCCGGCGCGCGGTCGCGTCGGGCACGGCGAGCGCCCGCGGTGCGGCGTGCAGGCTGGCGGGATCCGGCAGGGACAGGGTCGCGGCGTCATACCACCAGTTCTGCTTGCCGCGCAGGCGCAGCGGGTCGGGCAGGTACACCCGGTCCTCCAGCACCCAGTGGTATGTGCCGGGCACCGCCCAGGCGGAGTGCCAGTCCTGTACGCAGTCGACGATCCGGGCCGCCCCGATGATCGCGCCGAGCGTGAGGGCCGAGGCCGCCACCAGGTGCTCGCCCTCGAGGTCGATCTGGAGCCCCTGGTGCACCCAGAACCAGCCCCGGTACGAGGTGGGCTGGGAGCGGCACTCGACGTCCTTGCCGCCGAACACGATCAGGTGGCCCCAGGGCGCGCGCAGCGTGCGGACCGGATAGCTGTCAGTCGTCATCCATCACTCACCTTTCACGTACGATTATATCAGAGGACTGCCATGGCGACAACAAGCGGCTTACTCGCGGTGCGCAGGTCAGAGCGCAACCCCGACGAAACCTGGCGGGTCGAGATCGACCCGCGCGCGGGCGCCGCACAGCCGATGACCCCCGGCGAGCTGCTCGCGCACCTGGCCGAGCAGAACGCCACCGACGTGCACCTGACCGGGCCGGGAGCTTACGCCCTGCCCCATGCGCTGCTGCGCGCGCTCAAGGCCCCCGGGCTGCGCTGGACCCTGCACGTGCCCGCCCGCGTGCACGACCCCTCCTGGTGGGACCTGGCCGACGCGATCACCGCCCACGTCCTGCCCGGCGAGCGCGTCGCGGTCCGCCTCGAGTTCGACCGCTCCCGGCGCCGCCCGGTCACCTTCACCCACTGCGCGCTGCGCTGACCAGACGGGAGCCCGCTGTGCCCTCCTTCGGCAAGGACCAGCCGCCCATCGACCTGGCCGCCGACGGGCGCGAGGCGTGGGAGCGCCAGCCGGGCGAGTCCGAGAAGCGCTTCGCCCAGTTCGCCGCGTTCCGCGACCAGGGGCCCGGGCGCACCCTCGCACAAACCGCGAAAACCCTCACACTCACGCCTTCCTACGTGCGCCACGTCGCGGTCCGTTTCCGCTGGCAGCACCGCGTCGACCTGTGGGACCGGGCGCAGGAGCGGGTGTTCGCCGCGAGGATGGCCACCGACCGGCGCCGCGCGGCCGCCGCGCATCTCGCCCTGGGCACCGCCATGTTCGGCAAGATCCGCGACCGGGTCATGCGGCTGGAGGGCTCCGAGATGAGCGTGACGGAGCTGGCCCGCCTGACCGAGGTGGCCCTCAAACTCCACCAGGCCGCCCTCGGGCTGCCGGAGAGCACCCTCGCGGTGATCGGGGACCCCACCCAGCCGGTCGCGCACGCGGACGTGACCGCGCTCTCGCTCGACGAGCGCGCGGAGCTGCTGCGCCGCACCATGGCCGAGATCCAGCGCCGCCAGGGCCTGCCCGCCCCGGGCGACATCCTGCCCG